CCTGCAACGGTGACCCGGATTGATGTGCTGCGGCTTGCTATGTTGCAGACAGCGCTCTCGGAACTGATGTCAACTGGCGTGGTGCTCCATCCAGCAGATTGGGCAGCCATCGAACTGCTTAAAGATAACCAGGGCAGGTTTATTGTGGGTAATCCGCAAGGCACTCTTACGCCAACGCTTTGGGGGCAGCCGGTAGTCTCCACGCAGTCGATGGCAACCGGCAAGTTCTTGACAGGTGCGTTTCAACTGGGTGCCCAAATTTTCGATCGCATGGATGCAGTGGTCGAAATTTCGACCGAAGATGACCAGAACTTCCGCAAAAACCTTGTTACGGTGTTGGCTGAAGAGCGGCTTGCGCTTGCGGTCTACCGGCCCGAAGCCTTTGTGAAGGGTGACTTTGCAGCCGCAGCGACGGCAGCTACCAAGATTTGATAAAAGAGGGCCGGCTTTTGGGCTGGCCCTTCATTTTTTAGGAGCACTCCCCCATGTTTTTAAAAGCACGCGATACCATTCACGTAAGTAGCGTGAGTTCAGACAATATTATTACCGGTCAGACCTTCGAGATCGACGCATTGGCAGGAGCGAGCCTCATCAAGCGCGGTCTTGCCACTGAAGTGGTTGGGGCAGCGGTAAAGTCAGAGCTTGGCGCGCTATCCAAATCTGAAAAAACGCCTCAGACAAAGCAGCAAGAAACGCAGACCGCCTTGACTAAATCTGGAGCGAACATTCGCAACAAGGCGGGTTGATGTCCGAGATACTCGTCATCGCTCCGCCACAAGACAGAGCCGTGACGCTTGAGGAAGCGCGTCAGCAACTGCGACTTGATGCAAGGGATGAGGATCTCTTGCTTGGCGCTAAACTCGATGCAGCTCAGGCTGAGCTTGAGTTGCAAACCGGGCTTAGGCTGTGCGAGCAGACCCTCGAATTGCAGCTTGAAGGCTGGGAAGACGAAGTCACTGTGCCGGTCCGGCCCTGCACAGTAGCTGAGATCCGCTTCACCGCGGCAAACGGCAACAAGACCGTCCTGCCGGAGAGTGATTATGTCGCTCGTCGGCGCAATGGGTTTACCCGCATTCGCCCGGCTTCAGCCACATCATGGCCAGAGCTTGACACAGACGGTCTGATCCAGATCACCTTGTTGGCCGGTTTTGCCGATACGGCTCCTGATCTCCAGATCGCTCGGGCCGCGATCCTGGTCAAAGTTGCCTCTATGTTTGAAAACCGTGAAGGCGCTCCCTGTCTCGCCTTCGAGAGCCTCTTGGGGCAGCTCAAATGCCGCTGGATCTAACCTCGAAGCTCGACACAAGGATCCAGATCGAGCGCAAGTTGGTCGCTCGCGACCCGCAATACGGAACCGAAAAGGTCACCTGGGGACAGTTTGCCTGTGTCTGGGCCGAGGTGAGGGACATTCTGCCTTCAAAGGCCGAGCGCCTGGCCGACAGTATCCAGATTGGCCGCAAGCCTGCACGTATTCGCATCCGTTATCTGGCGGGTCTTGCAGCCGACATGCGGGTTATCATCGATAACCGCATTCACCAGATCATCTCTGGGCCGGCCACACTCGGCCGGCGTAACGCCATGGAAATCATGGTGGAAGAACACTCCAGTGAAGGAGCCGCACCATGACCATGAGGCTGAAGGGCGGCCCTGAACTGTTGCGCATGCTTGATGAACTGCCAAAGAACCTCGAGCGCAACGTCATCCGCGGCGGCCTGCGGGCAGGCGCCAAGGTCATTCAGCAGCAGGCCAAGGCCAATGTCCCGGTAAAGACCGGCAAGCTCAAGAAGGCCATCGGGATTGGCACCCGGACCGACGGATCGAAGCTATCGTCCTACGTCAAACTGCGTGGGTCAGGCTCCTATCTCGGCCTGTTCATCGAATATGGCGTCGCGCCGCACCTGATCTCTGTTTCCGATGCAGACAAGCCGGTGCGTGAGACGCGCCATGGTCCACGCAAGATCAGCATCGGCACGATCAACAAGATGGTGAAACGTGGCAGCCTGAAGATTGGCGAGAACTTCGTCGGTGCCGTGGTGATGCACCCGGGCCACGCTGCCAAACCGTTTCTGCGCCCGGCGCTTGATCAGAAGGCCGAGGAGGCGGTGAACGCCATGGGCGCCTACATCGCCCACCGCGTGCAGATTGGCGATCTCAAGGCTCCCAAGCTTGAAGTCGACGACTAATGAACGGGGTTATTGCAGTCCGTACACTCCTGGTAGGCGACACCGGGGTGACGGCACTTGTTTCTGAAGCACGTATTGCCGCTGGAATGCTGCCCCAGGGCACGGTCTTGCCGGCGATATCGCTGATGTCGGTCAGCAGCGTCGATCGAAACATCCCGGCCCCCGGCCCGACACGCCGGGTGACCGAGCGGGTGCAAATGACTTTACTCGCGGCGTCTTACCCTCAAGTGAAAGCCATTCTCGCAGCTGTCCGCAAGGCTGCTGCCGACCAGAGGCCCACCATCGACGGGCTCTATGACGTAACCGTCCACACAGATACCGTCGGACCAGATTTCCTCGACGAGGAGACCGGTATCCACATGCAAAGCCAAGATTTGCGCGTCTCATTCAATGAGGCGCGTTGAAGCCTCCCCTCAATAAGGACTTGATTTATGACTGTTCGGACTTCTGCCGGTACCACGTTAAAAGTGTCGGCATCTTCTCCTGCGACCTTTGACCCCACAGGCTATAACGCGCTCACCATGACGGTGGTTGGCGAAGTTTCTGACCTTGGCGAATTTGGCCGTGAGTTCAATCTCGTGACCTTCAACCCTGTGGGAAGCCGGGGTGTGGTGAAGAAAAAGGGCAGCTTCAATCAGGGTACGATGACCATCCAAATGGGTCTTGATACCGATGATACTGGCCAGATTTTGCTTAAATCAGCATCAATGTCCGATGCCGATCACAGCTTCCTTGTTACTACTCAAAACGGCGATAAATACTATTTTCAGGCGCAGGTAATGAGCTTCAAGGTCAACGTTGGCTCGGTCGACCAGATCACCACCGCCACCGTGACGCTGGAACTCACCACCAATTCTGCCGGCGTAGGCATTGTCGAGGTGCTGGCGCCGTGATGATCGATATCAGGCTGGTTTATCAATCATCTTCTGGCAGGTGATAGCTGGTCCCGCGCCCTCCCGCCGGGGCCTTGTGCAGGATACCTTTGGCAACCAGGTCATTGAGGTCACGCAGCGATGTATCGCTCGATGTCTTGGCAAGCTTGGCGTATTTGGCGTTGGTCAGCTTACCTTCAAACCCATCAAGCAGCCGATTGAGGATCTGGGTCTGGCGGGCATTGAGGCCTGCAGGGCTGTACTTCTCCCAAAACTTTGCCTTGCTCAGAACGGCAGCCAGCGTTTCTTCCGCCCCATCAAAGGCGCGGTCTAGACAATCCAGGAACCAGGTCAGCCAGCCTGTAACATCCAGATCGCCCTTCTGGTTTGCTTCGAGCTGATCGTAATATGCCTTACGCTCAGTCCGGATTTGCGCAGACATGCTGTAAAACCGCTGTGCACTGCGATCCGAGCGCGCCAGGGCCATGTCTGAAATCGCCCTGCCGATACGCCCATTCCCATCATCAAACGGGTGGATGGTCACAAACCAGATATGGGCAATTGCCGCCTTGATGACGGGGTCTAGCGATGATGCATCGTCGAACCATGCCAGAAATGCCTGCATTTCAGTATCAAGCTGCGCGGCAACCGGCGCTTCATAGTGGACCCGCTCGCGCCCTATCGGACCTGACACGACCTGCATGGGGCCAGTTTCGTCGTTTCGCCAACCGCCAACCGTAATTTTGGTCATGCCGCTTCTGCCTGTCGGAAACAGGGCGGCGTGCCAGTCGAAAAGTCGGGCAGCGGTTAGAGGTTGATCAAAATTCTGCGTGGCATCGAGCATCATCTCGACCACACCTTCGACGTTACGATCGGAGGGAACCAGTCCCGCAACATCAAGGCCCATGCGCCGCGCAATGGAAGACCTGACCTGCTCAGCATCGAGGATTTCCCCCTCGATTTCGCTGGATTTGAGCACGTCCTGGGTGAGCGTGCGCAGAATGGCCTCATCGCGCAGTCCAAAACCAAGCGCTTCCATGCGGCCTGTGAGCCGCCCTTGACGATGGCGGACCTCGGTAAGCTTGGAGCCGATTCGCAGTTCGTCCCAACGAAATCGGGGCCAGTCGTCTCTTTGATGAATGTATCGCACAATAATCACCGCACCTCTTGCGGCGTTTATGACCCCTAATCACCGCAAATGCAACAATCACCGCAAACTATGCGGTGATTGGGCGCCCAAATCACCGCATCTCAACCCCATAGGAGACAATCCATGTTCGACATCACCACACTTGCAGCCACCGACACGTCCACCGTGGAACTCGTCGGCGGCGACGATGCTCCACTTTTCGACGACAAGGGCAAGCGGCTCTCGATTACGGTCTACGGCCCGGGCTCGAAGGTCTACCAACGCGCGCAGGCCCGTCAGCAGAACCAACTGATGGACAAGATCAAGAAGCGCGGAAAAATGGACCAATCCGCTGAGGAAAAGCTCGCCGAACAGGCCGATTTTCTGGCCGCCTGCACGGTCAGCTTCAACGCCTTTACCTATCCGCCCGCTGAAGGGCTGGAAGGTCAGGAGCTGTTCCGCAAGGCCTATGCCGATCCCTCGATCGGTTTCATCGCTACCCAGGTTGCATCCCATATCAATGACTGGGCAAATTTTACGAAGAGCTCGGGGCAGAGCTGAGCCTCTACGTCCGGCAACTGGCGTGGCTGGGCACGGCGCCCAAGCCGCGCGCACCCAAGCAGGCCAAACCCGACGCTGACACCGATCCGCTGACCCGGCTGCAGCGCATGGCCATCGACGATCTTACCGCAAACTTTCCGCCGATCCGGACCCCATGGGTGATCGACTGGCTCATGGAAGTTGGCCCAACCGATCCCGACGCGATGGGCGCAGTGCCCATCTCCTGGGGCTCGATAAGCCAGTGGCAGCAATGCATGGGGCTAGACCTGCCGCCCTGGCTGGTCCGCCTGCTGCGACGCCTGTCTGTGGAGTTCGTCGCCGAAACAGGCCGCGCCCGCGAGCCGGATTGTCCGCCGCCCTGGACCGCCACGTCCGTTCTCAACCGTGATGAAGTTTCCCGAAAAGTGACCAACGCCTTCCGGGCGCTGATGATGTCGAAGGAGCCTGCAAAATGAAGGCCGGCACCCTCGAAATTGAGATGATCACCAATGTTGCCCGGCTTCAGAAGGAGATGGCTGACATCAAGCGGTCGGTTGCAGGCGCCATGGGGGATGTGGCGGCTTCGTCAGCTCAGGCGGACCGGGCTATTGAGGCCGTCGGCTCGCGCGGAATGACCCGCATGGGCGGCTCGGCAAAATTGGCCGGCCATCAGATGCAAAATCTCGTCTACCAGCTCAACGACGTGGCGGTCAGCCTGTTCTCAGGCCAGAAGCCGATGACCGTGTTCATGCAGCAGGGTAGCCAGATCGGTCAGATCGCCATGCAGGCAGGCGTCGGGATCGGCGGCATGGCCCGGGCGCTGCTGGGGCTGGCCGCCACTGCGGCAGCGACCGCGCTTACAAACCCGTATCTGCTGGCGGCAGCCGCTGCCGCAGCCCTCGCGTTCGGCGCGTTCAAGATGTTCCAGTCCAGCGTCAAACAGTCGGGCGAACTCGACAAATATGCTGCTAGCCTTGGTCTTACCGCCAAGGAGATGGAGAAGCTGGGGCCGGTCGGGATCACGGTCGGCGACACAATGAAGGGTTTGTGGACCACCGTCTCGGACGGGCTCAACCTTGGGCCTGTCTTCTCCACCCTAAAAGATTGGGCGATCGTAGCCTTTGAAGCGATCCTTCAGGCCGGCAAATATGCTGTTGCGATCCTCTATGCTGGCTGGGTCGGCGGGTTCAACGCGATCCGGATCCTCTGGTCGTCGCTGCCTGGCGTGATCGGTGAAGCAGCCGTAGGCGCTGCCAATCTCGCTATCGCTGGCATTGAATATCTCGCCAATAAGGCGATCGCCACGCTCAACTGGCTGGCGAACTGGGTCAATCCGGTGCTCGATCGGGTGGGCCTTGCGACTATCGGTCAGATCGAGAGTGTGGCGCTGCCGCGCATGGAAAACAGCTTTGCTGGATCGACGGCGCGGATGGGCGCTCAGGTCCGGGACGAGTTCACCTCGGCCTTTGGCGATGCCATGGGAATGATGGACGCCTTTTCTGCACAGTGGCGCGAGAACAGCCTGAAAGCTGCCCGCGAGCGCCTGGCTGCAAGTGCGGCTGAGATCCGCGGTGATCGCCCGGACCGGGCTGGTGCTGGCCGTCAGTCTCGCGAAGCAAGCGAGGCCGAGCGTGCTCTCCAGGCTGCCCGAGACTTTGCTGCCAATCTTGCACTCGAGACTGCCAAGATCGGCAAGACCCCAATCGAGATCAAGCGTATGGAAGTCGCAATGGCGGCGCTGAAGGCGCCTACCGAAGCTGCGCGCATCGCTATTCTCGAAGCCGGTGAGGCCTGGGAACAGACAACCCGCGCGTTCGCCGCGTCTGAGTTCCTGCACCAAACGGTTGTCCCGCTTGAACAGCAGGTTGCACTTCTCGGGCAATCAGCGCGGGCGCAGGCACTCGCCAATCTTGAGGCGGAGCGCGAGCAGATTGTCCTCGAACGCGGCGCCCAAGCTTGGGAGAGATATCGGGCTGCACGCACCCGCCTGATGGAGGCTGACTTTGCCCAAACGGATCAGGAGCAGTTTCTCAAGAGCCTCGACGACATGGTCTCCGCGACAGAAGCTGCGGCTCAGGGCATGGCTGATGCTTTCGGTTCAGTTGGCGGGGCGATTGGCGGCATCACGGTCGAGATCACCCGTTTTGCCTCTGCGCAGGTGGCCGCTGCTAGCCGTGTCGCCGATGCAGAGCGTGAATATGGAAGGTCCTCGTTCCAGTACGCGGATGCGCGCACGGCGCAGGCTTCGGCCGAGATCAACCATTATGGCAATCTCGCTTCGGCCGCGAAGGGGTTCTTTGAGCAAGGCTCTGATGGCTTCAAAGCCATGGCTGCGGCCGAAAAAGTGTTCCGTGCCTTTGAACTTGCCATCGCCATCAAGAACGCTGCGGTGAAAATCGGCCTGATCGGTGCGCAGACCGCTGCCAAGGTCACCTCGGATACGGCCATGGCGGTATCCGACACCGCGCGGGCCAGCGTCGAACAGGGCAACTCGATCATTACAACGGGCATCAAGGCGGTTGAAGCTGTGGTGAACGCTATTCGCTCGCTGCCGTTCCCGCTCAACATTGCGGCAGGGGCAGTCACCGCAGGCGTCATCGCCTCGCTCGGCATCGCAATTGGCGGTGCCTTTGGCGGCGGCGGCGCCAAGCCCACGCCTGCCAATGACGGCACCGGCACGGTCTTCGGCGATAGCGCGGCCAAATCGGAGAGCATTGCCAAGGCCATCGATCATCTGCGCGAGGTAGACACGCTGACCATGCGTTATTCCGCCGCCATGCTGGCATCGCTGAAAAGCATTGAGGCCAACATCGGTGGGCTCACCAACCTCATCATCCGCACTAATGGCATGGAAGCGTCTGCCGCCGGTATCCAGACCGGCACCAAACTGACCGGGCTTTTGGGCACGGCCAATTCGATGCTGAGTGGCATTTCCAACTTTGCCAGCAGCAAGACAGGCTCGCTGATTGGTGCCGGCATTGGTATGGCGGTCGCGGGGCCGATTGGCGCTGCCATCGGCTTCCTGGGCGCCAAGCTTCTGGGCGGTCTGGGCAAGGTCCTGGGCAGCATCGTAGGCGCTCTGTTTGGCACCAAGACCAGTATCGTTGGCCAGGGCATTTATGGCGGCGCGCAGTCGCTCGGTTCGATCATGGCGGGCGGGTTTGACGCGAGCTATTATTCTGACATCAAGAAGACCAAGAAGTTCCTCGGGATCAGCACCGGCTCGAGCTACTCCACCCAGTACACTGCGGCTGACGCCGAACTCGAGCAACAGTTCAGCCTGATCTTTGAAGGCTTCTACGGCGCGATCTCGGCGGCTGCCGGCCCGCTGGGCCTTTCGCTCGGCGAGGTGCAGTCGCGCCTTTCTGGATTTGTGGTCAACATCGGCAAGATCGATTTGAAGGGCCTGACCGGGACCGAGATCCAGGAGAAGCTGACCGCCGTCTTCGGGGCTGCCGCCGACAATCTCGCCCGCACTGCGGTGCCGGGGCTCGAGCAGTTCCAAAAAGTTGGTGAAGGCTATTTCGAGACGCTGGTACGCGTCGCCTCCAGCATCGAGGCGGTAAGCAGCACGCTAAGCCTGCTCGGCACCTCGGTCGAGGGTCTGAGCCTCAGCGCCAAGATGAACCTCTTCGACCTGCTCGGCTCGGCCAGCGACATGGCGTCTGCGACGGGCGAGTATTTTGCTCTCTATTACACCAAAGCCGAACAGGCCTCGGCGCAGACCGCGCAGATGGCCAGGGCCTTTGACAGCCTAGGGCTTGCGCTGCCGCAAAGCATCGCGGGCTTCCGCGCGCTGGTTGAGGCACAGGACCTTACCACCGCAGCTGGACAGGCCGCTTATGCAGCGCTGATCCAACTGGCTCCGGCGTTCGCCGATCTGGTGGGTGCTGCGCAGGATGCTGCCAGTGCCGCTGCCATTCTTGATGAGCGGTTGTCACTTGAGCGACGGATGCTGGAACTCCAGGGCGATACTGCAGCGCTGCGCGCGCTCGACCTTGCCCAGATCGATATGTCCAACAAGGCGCTGCAGGAACAGGTCTGGGCGCTCGAAGATCAACAAAAGGCAGCCGATGACGCCGCCAATGCCGCGGAACAGCTTCGCAATGCATGGGCCCAAATCACCGATGGACTGATCGCGGAGATCAAGCGGATCCGGGGCGTGATGAGCGATACGCCGACCAACTATGCCGGGGCCCTTGCCGCGTTCAACAACGCCTCGATGCTGGCGCGTTCGGGTGACCAAGAAGCCGCCAAGGCGCTGCCGGGCTTGAGCCAGGCTTTGCTCTCGGTCGCAGCCAACACCGCACGGTCGGCAGAAGATATGGGCCGGCTTCAGGGCCTAACCGCGGCGAGCCTTGAACAGACATTGGCGATCATCAACCAGGCGACCGGAGCAGAACCCGCCGCAGCGACATCTGCTGCCACCACGCCCAGCTGGTGGGAGCAGTTCACTACCAATCAGATGGGGACGCCAAGCATTCCGGCCAACGACGGCCAGAGCGCGATGATCGACGAACTCAAGGCGCTCAGGCAGGAAGTCTCTGACCTGCGCGGTGAACAGCGGATCGCCGCAGCCACGATCGCGTCGGGAACGACCAAAACAGCGCGCATTCTGGAGCGCGTGACGCCTGATGGTGATGCCATTTCCACCAGGACTGCAGCATGAAGCTGATCCGCCCGACCACGCTTACTGACGCAATGCTGTCCAGTAGCACTGCGCCTGAGAACGACCATGCTGTCTGGGCATCCGGCACGGCCTATGCGGTTGGTGCGCGGGTGATTCTGACAGCGACCCACCGACGTTACGAGGCTTTGGCCGCATCAACCGGGGTCAACCCCGCCAGCGATCCGACCAAGTGGCTCGACATTGGCCCGACCAACCGCTGGGCGATGTTTGATGAGCGCGTTGGCACAGCAACAACCCGGGCAGGGTCGCTGCAGGTGGTTCTGGCGCCCGGGGCTACAGACGGCGTTGCTCTGATCGACACCAATGCGGAAAGCGCTACGGTGACGCTGACAGTTTCTGGGGCACCGCTCTATACAAAGACCCAGAGCTTCAATGCTGGCGGCAATGC